CATTTCTAAATAGTCATCAAATCTTAATCTTGTTTCAGACTCAGACTTTAAATACCATAAGTATCCTGATGTACCATCTTCTGTAGCAACTTCTACCCAACCGATTTGAGCCATATCAGAACCATTAATTTCAAATGAATCTTTTATGATAATTGGTTGATTAGCAAATTGAGTGAATTGTGGTTGTATAGACTTTACTGATCCTGCAACACCCGCAGCATTAGTAGGTCCAACAGTTCCTTTTGCAAAGATAGAACCATATACAAACACTTTTAAGTTTGCTTGACCAGCGGCAAAACCTCCAGCAGCTACAAAGCTTGCAAGTGTAAATGGATATGCACTAACGTTTGTTGATGTACCACCACCTGCAGGAGTTTCTATAGCTCCAACAATTGCTTTTACAGTAACTCCAGTAGCAGGATCCATAACAACAATTGTGTCGTTAGGAAAAATTGCATTTTGCACAGGAATATTGTTTCCAGATCCTTTAATTCCAGTAGGAATATTTAAAAGAAAGTTAGCAGCACCACCACCACCAACAACAGTTACATTTGTATAAGATACATGTAATCTGTTTTGTTCAGACCAAATAACTTGATCAGATGTCATAGGCATTTCAGCGCCTACCATACGTAAAAAACCATTTAAAGTTCTGTTTCCGTATCTCTCTACCTCAGCTTCGTAAACCTCAGGTAAGTATTGTTGTACGAAATCGTTCGCACCACCGTTAAATGCTAGATAATTTCCAGCAAGTAGTAATTGTTTTTGAGAAGGTACTACACTTCCAAACACAGGAGTAATTTGTCCCATAATAATTAATTTTTGTTTTAGTTAAATTTTCTTGTTTTTATCTTCAGTTTTGAAGAATCAAGACCACTGATAGATTTAACCTGTAATCCATTAACAAAACTATCTGATGGAGACGTTGGTCTAACATCATCTGTTATGTTTTTGGATTTAGCTATTAAATTTTTAGTAGCATCGGATTTACCTTGCTCATAAAAATGTTTAGCAATTGAGTCAATATTGTCAGCAGCATACATAGCTTTATGATAACCTTTAACATCTTTTACATTACCTTTGTCATCTAAGAACTTCTTAATTGTGTTTGTAATATTCGATTGTTTAGTTGCAACTTCATTTGGGTTTTTAACTCCATACCTAAATTTTTTTTCTCCTAAATCAATATCAAAACCTTTGAAATCATCAGAGAAATACTTATTAGTATTTAATTTAAAATCCTCATGTTGTTGTTGAGCTGTGTTTTGCTCTTCATTATAACGGTTGAAAAAATCCATTGCCTTTTGTTGGTCTTGTGTCGTACCAGGTCTCAACTTGATTTCCTCGTAGTATTGACTTTTTAAACCTTCTAAATGACTTTTGGCTTTAGCAACCTCTTCTTTATACGCAAGTTTCTTTTTACGAACCTCGCGCTCTTCATCCACTTCTTCATCAAATGAAAAATTATCTTCAATCATAAAGTTAATTTCGCTTGAATCTAAGTGTGACTTAGCTTGTTTATAATACTCTCTTAAAAGAGTATCATTGTCTACATTAGAATAATCAGCATTTAATCTGACATAATCTTCTAGCGTTCCACCTGTTTCTTTCATAAAGTCTACGACTTTTTCTATGTTTTCAGGTAGTTTAGCTACTTCTCTTACTTCTTCTGGAGTAGGAGCAATAACTTTTTGTTCTATTTTTTCACCTATTTCTTGTATTTCTTCTTCAATTTTTTCTTCAATAGGTTTTACTTCTTCTTCTTTAATTTCAGAAACCGGGCTGGGCTCTGGTACTCGTTCGTCCACTTTAGGGCTATCTCCGGCTTGTTCTTCCACAGCCACCTTCTCTGTTTTTCCGACTTGAATGGCATCTGTTTCAGTTTTAGGTTTTGATAAATCTATTTTAATAGGTTTATCACTTTTTGTTAATTGTTTTGGCTTTTTAAGTTTTACCTTAAAAGTGCCTTCTTGTTTCACTTGTTCTGACATAATATAATATAATAAAAATTAATAAATAAGTTTATGAACTAAATTGTTCTAAACCAAACCCACCTAAGTTGTCGTTTGAGGCAGATTCAAAATCAGTCGGTAGCGTATCGTTTTGCCTTTGACTAATCATTTGCGATTGTTGACTCGCTTGTATTTGTGTTCTTTTATCTTTACGATCTTCTATTTCTTTTTCCTTAGCTTGTTTTACTTGTCCTTCCATTTGAGCAAGTTGAATTTTATATTGAAATTCTTCAGACATTAATTGTTTTTTAATTAATGATTCTTGCTCCATTCTTTGTATTTCAAATTGAGATTTTGCTTGCTCAATTTGTATTTGAGTCTGTGCTAATGCTTCTTGCTTTTGAACCTCTTGCATAGCAGCTGCTTCACTAGCTTGAATATTAGCTTGAGATTGTGCTTGTATTTGTTGTTGTTGAGCTGCTTGGTCTTGCTTTTGTTTTTCTTTTCTTCTATATTTTAAAACTTGATTTGCTAGTTTAAGATTTTTTATATTTCTTATATCAATAGCATCTTCTAAATATATTTGATTTTGCTGCAACGCCATTTGTATATTTTGTTCGACTTGAGCTTTTTCTTCTTCATCAGGCTCTAGTTCTAAATAAATACCAAATTGATAAAGATGTAATTTTTCCATCTCTTCTAAATTACCAACATTAGTTTTAGAAATACTCTGCATTAACGCTGCTTTTGTTAAATCAAATTGTAAAGCATCAGCTACTCTTAATGATATATTTTCGCAAGCTCTAAGTGTTAAATACAAACTAGCATCTAATATGTGTCTTGTTGCAACATTGGAAGCATTAGCCGCCATTTTTTGTAAACCTACTAAAGCATTTGGATCTGGCATACTACCATCTCTTGCTTCGTTAAGTCCTGTTACATCTCTTATCATTTGTAAATAATACTGATAAGTATTTATTAATGACTGTATTTTACCATTAGCACTAGATGATTGCAACTCTTGTATAGGCACTTTACCTCTATTAGGATCTCCATCTTGTGTTAAACTTCTACCAACTATACTACCAGTTTGAAAATACATGTTTAAAGCTTCTTGCGGGTTGTAATTAGTACCATTACCTAAATCAACCTCTGCTAAACCATCAACATCTACAAATACACCATCTGGAACCATACGCTGAATTACTTGTTGTAGTTTTAACGATGTTAGCTGTATTGAGTCGGCAAAGCTAGTACATCTACTAACTAAAGAATCTATACGACCTTGGTATAAACTTGGTGCGCATATAATATAATTCATATTAACTTTTGTTATATCGCTTTCAGGTCTTGTCATGTTTTCCGCAAGCTTCCACTCTAGCATCTGTGGAACACCCATTACTTTTGCACCACTAAACAAAACCTCTATACTTCTTGAAACTCTTTCAAAGTTATCACTTTTAGGTGGATTAAATGTATCAGGTTTTTCTAATGTTTTTTCTAGTCCTGTATCAGTTTTTTTAATTTTAAAAACTTGATCAATAAAAGTTTTATATTCAAAAAACAATATTTGAACCATGTCATTGTCATAGTTAGGATTAGCTATGTAACCGTCACGACCAGGATACCTAACCATCATTTCCATTTCTTTATCAGTAAGATTTGGAAATTTTTTCTTAATTTCAGCTAAAGTCATAGACTTTATTTCACCAACATAATATATGTCTTCAAAATTAGGATCATTTGTGTATGAATAAACTAAATTAGCTGGATCAACATAGTCAACAATAACACCCTCTGCTTTATTAAAAGTTGTTTTTATAGCTCCAATACCAATAGTAACTAAATCTTCATTTATTCTTTTGTTTGTTAAATTGTATTTATTAAAAGCTAATGTATTGTTTATAACTTCTTCTTCAGCAATTTCTATAGATTGTTTATAGTTTAATTGCATATGTATTTCTAATTCCTCTTTTGATTGAGGTAAATTTTCAGGATCAGCTGAATTATATAAATTCATACCTGTGGTTTGTTGTATTTGACTAAGATAATCTTTAGTCATCATGTCTCTATAAATACCATTTATATAATTAGTTCTTTGCTGTGTAGAAAAAGGATCTTGAGCATAAGCTTTTATATCATAATTTTTAGATGACATTCCATTAACTACTATATCTACAAACTTAGGTATAATTGCAACAGGCTTCCAGTCTAAATTTAAATAAGACAAATCACCATTAATAGATAATTCATCTTTGTATTTTTGTACATTTTGCTCTCCACGAGCATATAATCTTAAGTTATGAAAATTTTGAAAACCTGTATTCCACCTGCTACCATTAACTCTACCTCCTCTAAACCATTCGTATTCAATAGCTTGTCCAACCAGCAAACCATATTCTTCAGTTTTCTTTTCCCCTTCAGATACCATCTGACTTGGAAATGCACTATTAATACCAGTGTTTAATTTCATCTATTAATTATTTTT